AAAGCACGATTCCAATGTAAAGTTTCTTCTGTCTGACCGTGTTGGATGCCTCCGTTTAAACTAACTTTAGATACTGCGGCGATTGCTCTAGGGAAATAGTTTATAAACCCTGTATATACGGGGATAGCTTTACGCTCTACTGAATCGCTTGGTAGTATTTTAGTTTCTTTAGGCTTCTGTCTTACATACAACATACCCGGAAGAGGTAACTGGTTGTTCCACTCCGTTGGTGTTATGTCATTTATCTTCTTGATCATCACTAGCTCCGCGCTTATAGGCTTTTCGTTTAGTTGTTTTAAATCTAGGTGCGACTTTAGCTTTTTTAGATTTCTTTTTTCTTTCAAAGCGGTCACGCCTCTCGTCTTTATGATTGAAGTCAGTCAAAGCTTTCTCTCTTTTTAGCATTGATCCAAGAGTCTGGAATACTATCTTCACTATACCATCTAAAGTTATTAGCACTCGCCCACTCACCGTGGCTTCTTTTGGTTCCGTCTTTCCTACGTTTCGCTTGAGGCATTGGGGCGCTAGGGTTAGCAAAAAGAAACACTAACTCTGTGTCAGCCGGAAGAACCTTAGCTACCCAGATGTATTTGCTGAACTCAGCGTAGTCCCAGAAGCGCCCCTTAGCTTCAAGCAATATCTTCTTGCCTTCTATCTCTTTAATAAAGTCTGGCTCGTACTTATGCTCAACAACGTAAGGAACTTTATCTGTATGGAAAGACCAGTTGTCTAGGATGCCAGTGTGTAGTTCATACTCCCAGTTAGAATCGTAACCTTTAATAGGATTCTTTTCTTTAGGGCGAGGAACTCTCTTCTTCCGGTATCCTTTTCTAACAGGTTTCAATGTACTAACGCCTGTCTTCTTTCAAGCTCTGCGTCTACTAAGAGTCGCAGGTCTTGTAAGAAGCCTGTCTCGATATCGCACACAGTACTATCAGAGTTATGTAAGTAGCTACCAACAGCAATTATCATGTTCTCTATACTCACCCCTGAAATCGGTTCGCTTGCCATTTAATTAACTCCAAGTCTATGCTTTCTATTCTTAAATCTGGATCAATCTTTAGTATCTGTTTAATCTTTTTAGCGATCCACTTAGGATGATAAGCGTTGAGCCTCATGCGTCCGTTAAGGAACACATGGGTCTGCTCTGGCATGTGGGACATATAGTTATTAACATTGATCTTAGCCGCTTCTTCTTCATCCAACAGAGAATGAAGCCAGCTAACTAACAAGGTCTTAGCGTGTCTCTTGATACGCTTAGCTTTAACTGCTCTCATAGATACTCCTCGACTTTAGGTGCGACCACAACCTCTGTAAGATAGGTCATGCCGTTAGCGTATTTAAAAGACCTTAGACCCTTACCATCATTAGAATCTTTGTAGCAGTCATGCTTGTAGCTGCACCAAGTACAGCCTTTAGCCAGCTTCATGTTGCCTTTCTTACCATCAGGTACTTGAGGGTAACAGAAGTCTGGCTTAGTTTCAAGGTCTAGGGCCACTAAAAGATTAGTTATTTTACTTTTAATGTTAGGTTTATCTAGGTCATCAGGCACGTACATGCATAGCTCACCGCTCTCTTTGTTGAGAACCAAGAAGCCTCCGTTCTCTGTGCCTTCAGCAGACTCGTAGGCCGCAAGCTGTCCTAAGTATCCAAACGGATCGTCTTCAGCTAAGCGTCCGTCCCTGAACTTATTGAACGCAAAGCGCGAGGCAGTCTTAACGTCCACTACTTCGCCATCTATCTTGCAGTCCATGTGTCCGGTGATGCCCTCGACTACTACTTCTTTCTGCTCATCGGTTACCGTATGCTCTGTCATACGAACTAGCATAAGAACTATCTCTTCAAGGAGATGCCCGTAAAGAAATTTAATTTGAGTAGCTCCGTCTACTGTGCCTCTACCAATGTCATCTCTTTTCTCATACCACAACTGACGGTCAGGCTTACCTACGTTAGACATGCGAACCGTGAAGTTGTTGTTTCTTTTTTCCGGCCTAGCCCAAGCAAGTAAGCAAGCCCTAACTGCCTCTACAGTCTCATCTATCTCTTCATCAGAGATAGGTAGAGGTGTACCGTTTGAAAGAAGTTCTAGGTGCTTATAAATATCAGGTACTAATGTCGATAGACTCATGCCGTTCACCTTTGATGGATTGTATTTTTTGTTTGAGTTGTTCAGCAGTAGATTTAAACCACTCACTTTTTCTTGGAATCTCTAAAGATAAAAGAAGATTATGTGTTTCTGTTTCTGCGCTTCTCCTATCTTTAAAATGCTTACAGTATTCTAACTTATAATCCCTGAAGGGGGAAGAGGTTTGGAAGGACGCACATCTATCCCACGCATCAACTGCCATCCCTACTTTGTACCAGCCCTTCCAAGCAGGATTAGAGATGACGTACACATAGCCTTCAGTAGAACTTTCGTAGCCCTCCATTGAAGAGAACGCAACTGAAGAGAAGTTTTTATAGCGTCCTGCTTTGTACAAAGGATGAGATTTAGGTATCTCCTTGCCTTTAACAAACATTCTTTTCTTATCCCTAGCTTTAACAGCTTCAGGATTATCTTTGTAGTAGTAAGGTCTTCCGGTTCTAGGGTTTATATTAGATGTCTCGCGTATCTTAGTGAGCTTCATTACTTGTCTCCAAAAATAAAAGTAATAAAATTCCCATCTTCAAAAGTAGGCCACTTTAAAGGAACGACTTCCTTGTCCCCAGAAAAAAGGGCGCTGTGTTTTTGGCCTGATTTTAAATATACACACTGTATTAAAACAGTTTCGTCAACAACAAAGACATCTATAACCGTAAGCGGAGACTTACCTTTAGCAAGTCTAAATATTCCTCCGGTAGAACAGCTACGCTCTAAGTCCACCAATTCACTTAGCGGACATACTGTTGTTTTCCTAGTGTGTTTTACTCCAACTATCTCCGACATTGTAGTCTCCTTATAGTTACTGACTATTTTTTATTAGTCTTTTGGCGCAATAAAAACAAAGCTCAGTGGTGTCTGCATAATCTGTCTCACTAGGGTGTTTCCAGTATTGGGTATAGTGAGAGTAATAACTACTTAAAGTAACAGTAAAAGGAGGACTACCTTGAGGAAACCAATATTCCTCCCACGTTTCCTGTTCATCAGAGGGGTTTCGAGGTACATACTTGTCTAATTTTAAATCGTATTTTAATCTAGCGCCATCCTCTATCTCATCACAGAAACATAATTTATTTTTATTAATGTGTTTCACTCCAGTTGTTTCCGACATTGTAGTCTCCGTCTAGTGGACAATTAAGGTTAAGTAACTTACCTGCTTCGATGATAGCCTCAACGCCTAGCTTACCTACTTGGTCTGCTACAGACTCATGGCACTCTATCTGCCATTCATCGTGGACGTTAGCTACGAACTTAGCGTCTAAGTATTTTAACTTACCATCTAAAAGTATCATGGCTTGTTTCATTATGATAGCGCCAGCGCCCTGCAACAATGTATTAAGAGCCGCATGTGCTGAGCGTACTGTTAACTTCCTACCGTCTAAACCTTTCACATATCCTTCTGCTGCTTCTCTTTGTACCCTCCCCGTAAGAGTTTTAAATGATGGGAGATTATCAAAGAAAGACTGTCTAAGTCTTTTGCCAGCTTCTCTGCCTCGTCCAGCCACTGTCCCAAGCTTAGCATCTCCTGCTCCGTAGAGGAGTGCATAGATAAATGTCTTTGCCTGATCTCTTGATTGAAGTCCTGCAAGTTTTTGGTTAGCGGTATGAATGTCTCCGTTAAGGATTTCATTTGTATAGCCCTCATCATCTAAGTAGTGTGCAAGCATTCTAAGTTCTAAGCCTGAAGCATCAATGCCCACCAGCTTATAGTTCTCCGGTACTATCCAACAAGACCTACACTCTTTACCGTATGGCGAACTACTGCTAGGAATCTGTGCCATGTTAGGATGGGAGTGAGTCATGCGTCCGGTCACTGCACCATTAGGATTAACGTAACCATGTACCCTGCCGGTGTCTTCGTTCAGTTCTTTAAGCCAGCTTCTGACCTGTGCCAAACGCTTCTGGATCATCAGGTAGTTAGCAATCAAAGCAGCTTGAGGTATACCTTTAACCTTCTTGAGTATTGATTCATCTACCATAGGTTGTCCGGTAGGCGTGAACTTCTTAGGTTCCCATCCAGCCTTAATAAGATACTCACCTATCTGTTTCCTAGAGCCTAAGTTAAATTCAATTTCAGTCTCGCGGATAATAGGCTTAGGGTTTTGGTACATTGTGAAATGCACATACTCTTCAGCCGTGAGCCTTACACCTTTACCGTGTTGATCTTCTCCTAGCTTAGATACCTGTCCAGTAGTTGTGTATCTGTGGATTATTATCTGCTTCTCTATGGTAGCACGAAACTCTTTCTGTACTTCTTCTTCTAGCTCATGGAGCTTAGTTCCAAACATAGCAACAAGGCTCATGGATTTCTTAATGTCTAAAAGAAAGCCAGTGTTGCGCTGCTGGTCTACGATCCTAGCTGTCTGGTGTTCTATCCTCACAGACGTAGGAGTAAAGCCTTTGCTCTCATGCTTTAAAGCAGTATAAACTTTATGGTTCAGTACAACGTCACGCTTACAATACTCTAGCATCTCAGGAGTGTAGTGTTCCCACGCTTGTTCCTGTTCGCCATAGTCTCCTTTCTTAAAGCCTAACCTATAGCCCCAACCTTCTAGGCCGTGGTTACCTTCACGGGTAGGCTTAAACAAACGAGACAGCACCAGTGTATCGACAATCTTCTTATCAGAAAGATCTATGTGTCCCAGCCTTTCAACTACAGGGATGTCATAGCCAATGATGTTATGACCAATCAACTTGGTTGCAGTTTGTAACATGTTATAACCTTCATCCAACTGAGTGTTGTCAAACGTAAACACATCCTTAGTGTCTACATCCATAGCAACTATACAATGTATTTTAGTTGGAGTAAGCCCATCAGCCTCGATGTCAAACACTAGGTTACTCATAACTCCTCTCCAGTAAACTCATCACCATCAGGCAGATGTGTTTCGCGTAGCCTCCCTGTCTCCTGATCATAGAGCAAGTGAGTAGCGATACCTACATCTCCAGTGTATCTAGATTTAAGGACACGCACCTTAGTAGTTGACGCTTCGATATCATCGTCAGCTTGCTGGTTACGTTCAAGAGCTATGACACAATCACTAAGCTGTGCAATGCTTTGACTACCGCGCAAGTGATTAAGCCCTGTCTCTATACCATTCTCATGTCCACGGTTACCATCAACCCTTCGCAGATGTGAGACAAGGATCATACCGCATCCTGTTTCTTCGACAAGAGTTCTTAGCCTATGCATAATACCATCAATAGCTTTACGCTCATCAGACTCTAAGGTAGATAGAACCAGCATGTGTAAGTGATCGACTACAATCCATTTACAATCAAGACCTATGATCATGTAGCGCAGCTTACTAAAGATGTCATCTACATTGTTGACACCATGATGAGCATGAATCCAAACACGCCCATCGTTCTCACCCATGAATACTTTCTTGAAGTAGCCATCCAGTTCTTCATCAGTGTAGTTAGCTTTAACACTATCAAGATGTAGCTTAGCGTTAGCCTCGACAGCCATGATACCTTCCGCTGTACGCGACCAGTTCTCTTCAAGAGCTATGACACCTACGTTATCATTGGTCTGGTCTATCAACCAATGCTCAATCTCTCTGGTGACAGATGACTTACCTAAGCCTGTGCCTCCAGTAAGAGTGACTAACTCTCCTGCCCTCATGCCTTCTAGCTTAGTGTTCAAACCAAACCAAGGATAAGGTATAGCTTCTACCTTGTTGTTGCGTAGCTCTTGATAAGCTAGGAACTGCTCCGACAGATTCAAGACACCAGAAGGTGTATAGATTTTAGCATCCCAGAAACTACTGACGTATGCCGCATGTCTTCCTTGACGTAACATATCGTTAGCGTCTTTGAAATCTACAGGCAGTGCCATGATCTTAGCTTTGCCGGGAGTCAAGAGCTTTGCTATCTCTATCGCTGCTTCCTTCCCCGGCTTGTCGTTGTCAAAGTTGATGACAACATTGTCAAAGGATTCAAGATACTCTAAGTTAGCTTTGACATCACCGACTCCACCAGCCGCACCGGACTTAACTGAAACAGCGGGCCACTTGCTGCCCATCAGTTCGTAAGCTGCCATAGCATCACACTCACCTTCTGTAAGAGTAATGAACTTGCCGCCAGCCTTGAAGAGATTCTCGCCAAAGAGTCCTACTTCTTTAGCAGACCCTGACCAGATAAAAGTCTTATCCTTTCTGCGAACTTTAGTAGCCGCCAGTTCATGCCCGTTAAAGTAAGGGTAGTGATGACTAGCTACCACGCCATCCACTAAGGTTGCTTTAACTCCATACTTCTTAGCGGTTGCTAGGCTTAGCTTACGGTCAGTAAGTTCAGCAAAGACCAGTGATGGTTGAGAGGAAAAACTATCAGGTTCCTCCATCTTTTTATTCCTCTTATGGATTTCAAATTCAGTTTCTTCAACGATGGTTTCTTCGCCATCTCCCATATAGTTCCTCATGTATGCACGACAACTAAAACAAAATGCAGATCCATCTTCGTTTATACCAGCACCATCACTAGATAAACACTCCGTACAGGGTTGATGTATTTTTACAAATGCCATGATCGTTCCTTAGTTATTTGGCAGGGTTAGTAGTCGGCGGCAAGCGCCTCTCCTAAAGACTTAGGTTCTGCGTATCGTTCGACTGCTTCCTTCTTTATCTTCTCAATCAAAGTAATTGCTGAAGCCTTATAGATAGCGGTTGCTATCTCAGCTTCCTGTAATCTCTTGTTGTTCTCAAGAAGGACAGCAAAGATCTGCTGCCCCTCCTGTGAAAACAAAGAGACATCGTGTACAACACCGTCTATCTCTACAGTATTCATAGTTATAGTTCATCCTCCATGTCAGTGTCGATGTCATCAAACTCAGCACCGTCAGCAGTACCTACTTCTATCAAGTCAACTACCTGCATTGCTTGAAAGTCTAAGCCTTTGAAGACCTGTCCTTTCCATGTAGATTCCCACTCCTTGTACTGTACCCTAACGCTTGAGCCGTTCCCAACTCTAGCATCGAGAGCATTCTTATGCCTGTCTACTAGCTTAGGTGCTTGTCGTACCATACCGTTGGGGCCGTTGACCTTACGTTTGATGACGATAGCTGGGCCTTCATCCATGCTCTTGATGGTGAAACCGCGAGACTGAAAATCATCAGCGACCTCTTGATCAACAACAAGATTGACAGAGTACACAGGTTCAAAGGTTGTGTTGGGTGTAGTAACTGATGCCCAATATGCAGCGCCTTGAAGTATAGCCATTATCTTTTTCCTTTAGTTTTTAAAAATGAAATGTAATTTTACTAAAGACAGGGTGACCTGTCAAGTTGATTGTATTGCTTTAAAATATTATAGATAGTAAAGCCAGCACTCCTAAGAAAGAGGCTGTTATAATAACGGCCCACATTAATCGGACTGCTTTAATACCAAAACGATCTACCAGTTCTTCATCACCTTCGGTAAGCATTTGATGTACGTCATCGCACATCATTAAGAACTGTTCTTTTCTGGCGTTGAGCCAGCCTATTATTTTATCTTTCATACTACCTCCTAGTTATTTTAAATTAAATCCTCGTAAGGAAACACACTTGATATAACTTTGCCTACAGCCAGCGCCATATCCATGTGTTCCTTTTGAGTTCCATTCTCACTACGCAATTCGATGTAATGAATATAGCTACGCAGTGTCCCGTTCATGCAGAAGCGAGTAACAGTATTACCTTCTGGTAGCACTGCTCTTGCTTGCTCCTTAGCTATGCCATTCTTAATGGCCCAGTTGTATGCTCTCTTAGCAGCAGAGATAGCTTCTTCCTGATGCCAACGCCAGTTAGCATTAAGCTCACAGTCCTCAGACGGCGTACTGTTCTGCCTGTTCTTAGGATCTTGAAGCCTCGCCTCTCTTATAACAAACTCAAAGTTATTCTCTTTTACTGGGTTAGCATACCTCTGGCTGTACTCTTGGAAGCTAAAGCTACGATGACGTAGAGCTTGACGCGCTATGTCCCTCGTAGTTGTAACCTCCACGCAAGCACTGACCATCTCCAGTGGACTCCAATGCTTGTGTTTAATTAAATA